CAGAAACCCATGCTGAGTACAACAAGAACGTAGATAAGTGGAAGCTGACTCGCAACGCAGCGAACGGCTTGAGTTTCGAAGATGCTCGGCACTACATCATGCGACGTACTCACGAAGAGCAGGATCAATACTACCATCGCGTCGAGAAAGCGATATACACGAACTACACCGGGCGAACTCGGGAAGGGCTGAAGGGCGCGATATTCCGTCTGCCGCCGCGCATCGAGCTGCCGCCAGATATGGAGTTCATGCTGGAGAACGCCGACGGCGCTGGGCAGTCACTGACTCAGGTATCGAAGCTCGCAGCGGATGAGGTTATGGAGACCGGGCGATTCGGTCTGCTGGCTGACTATCCGATGGTAGACGAAGATCTAACGGTCGAGCAGGTTCGCAGGATGGGCCTACAGCCGCACATTGCGACTTACACTGCCGAGTCTATTATCAACTGGCACGTTCACGTTCTAAACGGTCGCCGCCAGCTCGGAATGCTAGTGCTGAAAGAAAACTCGCCAGTTCATTACGACGAATTCACTTGGGACTATGTAGACCGCTACCGGGTTCTAAGGCTCAACGATAGCCAGCAGTACACGCAGCAGCTCTACGACGAGAACGGCGACGCAATCACCGAAGAGATCGTAATTCGTGGCGCAAGCGGTCAGCCGTTCGATTATATCCCGTTCCATTTCATCGGAAGCCGGGACAATCTGCCGGACATCGACGAGCCGATTCTATACGACATCGCCCGGGTGAATATCGGTCACTTCCGCAACTCAGCGGATCAGGAGAACAATCTCTCGGTTCACGGCGGCGGCACTCTGGTCGTCTCTACTGATATGAGTCCAGAAGCATTCCAGTCAGCGAACCCGGGCGGCATTACAGTCGGCGAGAACGCTGGTCTGATACTCTCTGAGGGCGGCAAAGCAGAACTGCTACAACTGGGGCCAGCTAGTGCGATCGGCACTGAGATGACCCATAAAGAGCAGATGATGGTTCAGATCGGCGCTAAGATCATTACGAAGACCGGGCAGCGGACAGCCGAAGAGGCTCGCATCCAAGCGACTTCCGAGAACTCGATGCTCGATACGATGGTCGGCAATATCGACGAAGCGTTTACCGCAGTTCTCTATGACTGCCGGGCGTTCATCTCACCAACAGATGCCGAGATCGTATTCTCTCTGAATAACGACTTCTATGCTGACACTATCTCGCCGCAAGAAATTATGGCAATGATTCAGGGCAGCGACGCGGGCGTAATGCCGAAGATCGACATCGTTCGCCGTCTCATCGATGCCGGGTGGATACAATCCGAAGGCACGCCGGAAGACATTCTCTCGGATATCACTCAGGAGTCGCCGCTCTAAATGAGTGCTAACGACTTTCTGCTGGATGCTGGGATAAAGCACCAGATATACGTCCAGCGATACGCGGGCGGGCAGGTGAAGGATCTGGTCAAGTATCTCGATGATGCTCAGGCCGAGATTCTTCGCCAGCTCAAGACCGTGAAGAGTCTGGCAGAAAGTCGCACGCTAAATCGCAAGCTAAACCGAATCGTTCAGTTGCAGCAGGAAGGACTAACGAAACTCAGTGCCGAGCTAACGGCCAAGACAATGGACTTCGCAGAGTATGAAGCAGAGTTCGCGGTCAGGACAATGAACACGGCAGCAGCGGCGGCGGTAACGCTCCCGGCATCCGAACAGCTCAGGGCGCTAGTGACGCAGCGACCGATGCAACTGGCAATAAGCGGTAAAGCGGGCAGCACGGTGCAGAATTTGACGCTCGATCAAGCAGCGAGACAATTCGCCGGGGATAAAGCCAGCGAGATTCGCCGGGTTATCCAGACCGGAGTAGTTGAAGGCTCGACCGTTCAATCGCTCACGAGAGATATTGTTAGTGTTACCAATCGACACAAGCGGCAAGCCGAGACACTGGTTCGCACTAGCGTCAATCACATCTCATCGGAAGCTCGCTCGGCAGTGAATCAGGCGAACGACGATATTCTGAAGGGCGAAGAGTGGGTAGCGGTGCTAGATGGTCGCACGACAATCGGCTGCGCTACTCTCGATGGCAAGATACTCGGATTCGACGAGCCGCCATTCACTCCGCGTCACTGGGGATGCCGAAGCGTTCGCGTCCCGGTGTTAGATGATAGATTCCAAGAAGGCGGGCTGGAAGGGACCCGGGCAAGTGTGGACGGGCCAGTATCCGCGAAGCGAACCTACAGCGGATGGCTCAAAGATCAGCCAGCGGAGTTTCAGGATCAGATGCTCGGCAAAGAACGCGGCAAGCTATTCCGCTCTGGAAAGATCAAGCTCGACCAGTTCGTCGATCAGAACTATAACCCGGTATCACTAGAGCAACTTAGGGTGCTAGATGCCGCGCAATAGGCAACGAGTAGCGAGATTCGCTAATATTTAGCAAATATGTTCACTTTTGGCGAATAGTGCTATAATTCACGCAACGCTGCGGGGCAGCATAAAAATGTACGGGGTACAGCATGGGCTTACAATACGCAGTCGACGATCTCACCGATCTCGACGAATCAGTTCAATCTCTTTACGAACAGGACGGTGATCGATATATCTTGAGAGTCGAAGGGTTCCCCCAGCCGGAGGATACCAGCGGACTCAAAAGCAAAGTCCAGCAGCTAATGGACGAAGCGAAAGATGCGAAGCGACGTGCGAAAGAATTAGAGTCGCAGAAACAGCAGCAAGAGATGGAGACCGCTCAGGAAAAGGGCGAGTTCAAGAATCTCTGGGAACAGGCTCAGGCGAAGCTCGCCGAGAAAGACGCAGAGCTGCAAGAGTTCACGACAAAGATCCAACAGAAAGACATTAATATCGCTGCACGCGGTATCGGCTCGCAACTTGCGAAGTCAGACGCCAAACGGGCGGAGGTATTGGCCGACTATGCTTCACGGTATGCTCGGCACGACGGCGAGAAGGTTCAGTTTTTAGTGGGCGGGATGGAAGTAGACTCATCCGCACTAATGGATCATCTGGCGAAAGAATTTCCGTTTTTGGTTGACGGCTCATCGGCTACCGGGGGTGGCGCGACGAGTTCTGCAAGTAGCGGGGCTACGAAATCACTTAATCGAGCCGACTTTGACAAATTGGCGGCATCCAAAAAGATGCAGTTCGTGAAAGACGGCGGCATCATCTCTGACTAATAAGGTATTTAAATCATGGCTAACACTTTAACCAATCTCACTCCAGATCTATACGAAGCGCTTGATACCGTTTCGCGTGAACTGGTCGGTATGATCCCAGCGGTAACACTCGATGCGAATGCAGAGCGTGCGGCCAAAGGTCAAACAATCCGTAGCGCAGTTGCTCCAAGCTCCGCTGCTGCTGACATTACTCCAGCGCAGAAAGCTCCAGACACTGGCGACCAGATAATCACTAACAAGACTCTGAGCATCTCAAAGTCTCGCGGTGTGGCAATCCGCTACAACGGCGAAGAGCAGCGCGGTCTGAACACTGGCCCGGGCTACAACAGCATCCTTCAGAATCAATTCGCTCAGGCGATGCGCACTCTGACAAACGAAGTAGAAGCGGATCTCACTGCGCTTTACGCTCAGGCGTCTAATGCATACGGAACTCCCGGTACTACTCCATTCGGCACTGCTGGCGATTTCAGCGACGCTTCATTCGCTCTCAAGCTGCTAAAAGACAACGGTGCGCCGTTGACTGGTAACCAGCTCGTCGTAAGTTCTGCTGCTGGCGCTTCTATGCTCGGTCTGCAAAGCCGCACCGACGTTCAGGGCAACGACTCTATGCTACGTCAGGGCGTTATGCTCTCGACTGCTGGTATGGACATCCGCGAGTCTGCGCAGATCAATGCTCACACTAAGGGCACTGGCGCGAGCTACATCACAGACGGCACTTACGCAGTAGGCGCAACTGCTATCACTATCGATGGCGGCACTGGTACAGTTCTCGCTGGCGACGTGGTGACTTTTGCTGGTGACGCGAACAAGTACGTCGTTGAAACTGCTCTCGCTGGTGGTGTCGTGACTCTCGCAGCTCCCGGCTTGAAAGCATCTCTCGCTGATGGCGTAGCAATGACAGTTGGCAATGCTTACGCTGCCAATATGGCGTTCAACCGCGACGCGATCGTTCTCGTAACACGCGCTCCGGCCCGTCCAGTTGAAGGCGATCTCGCTGAAGATGTCATGCTTATGACTGATCCGCGTTCAGGCATCACTTTCGAAGTGTCTATGTACAAAGAGTACCGTCAGGTTCACTTTGAAGTGGCACTCGCTTGGGGCGTCAGCGCTATCAAGCCAGAGCATATGGCTGTTCTGCTCGGCTAAAGGTGATCGCGGGGCGTCTTCGGGCGCTCCGCATCATTAACGGAGAGGACTATGTACGAATTACCAACAGTAAAGATCGACCGGGATGGGGAAGCAGTTACCATCAACGAGTCTGATTTTGATCCCAAGACAATGACGCTATTCGGTGAAAAGCCAGCGGCAAAGCCGAAGGCAGCGCCGAAGAAGACTCGCAAGCCCAAAGCGGAGAGCTAAATGGCTACTATCATCGTCGAAGACGGCTCAATCGTCGCCAACGCGAACAGCTACGTCACTACTGCCGAGTTCACTCAGTATTGCGCAGACCGTAATATTACAGTCTCTGGCACTTACGGTGACGAGTCGCAGTTGCTTATATTGTCGATGGACTATTTCGAGCAACAGCCGTTTCGCGGCATTAAGTTTATCGAGACTCAGCCGCTCCAGTATCCGCGTTCGGATCTATGGATCGACGGCTATCTCACAGATTCAGACCAGATTCCACAGTTGGTCAAAGATGCGCAGATCACGATCGCCATCTCTATCATGGCGGGCAACGATCCGCTCTCAACAGTAGATCGAGCGGTGAAGCGCGAGAAGGTCGACGTACTCGAAGTGGAGTATATGGACAACGCTTCAATCTCTACAGTTATTCGCAGCATCGGCAACGCAATGCGCAAGCTGGTGACATCAAGCACTGGCGGCAACAATATCCGAACCATCCGGGGCTGATATGGGAATAAATTATACAGCTCTCGAATCTACTGCGACGCGATTGCTCCGGGATAACGGTCAGGCAATCACGTTCAGCTATGAAACTGGCGAAGTCATTAACCCGGCGACGGGCACTGTAACGACGCCAGCGAGCGAGTCGACTGTCAGTGGATACGGAGTCGCATCAAACTATAAGAACGCTGAGATCGACGGACAGAGCGTTCTAGCGTCTGATTTGAAGTTGCTCGCCAGCAATGTGGCGTCTGAGCCGAAAGCGAACTGGAAAGTCGGCGTAAATGGTAAGACTTGGCGCGTTATGCAAGTGATGCCAATTAACCCGGCAGGGACTAACGTCATGTATATATGCCAGATTAGAATATGAGCGCAGCAGAGAAGGACATCAATACAGCTCTCTCGGTTCGTTTGGCTGAGATCCAGACTGCCGGAGTACCGCCGATCGCTTACGAGAACGCGGAATACACTCCCGTCGAAGGCACGCTCTATCTGCGCGAAGCATTCCTGCCGAATATCAAAGATGCGGTCGGAGTGGCTCACACTAGCGCAGACGATTACGAAGGACTCTATCAGGTCAGCGTAATGGCTGGTCGCGGCGATCGTCGATTCGACGCTCAAGAGCAAGCCAGACTGATCTCGCTGCACTTCCCGCGTGGCGCAGAGTACACATATAACGGCGTTACGGTTAAAATAACCGGGACAAGACTAGCATCTGCTATCACCGAAGACGGCTGGTTTCAGATCCCGGTCACAATCAGTTGGAGGGCGCTCGTTTGAGTTGGGAATCTGACTGGAAGAAGATCGAACAAAAGATCGACCGGACTCTGAATCAGGGCATCCGAGCGACTCTTTTCGAAGTAAGCACGGCAATAATTAAGGACACTCCGGCAGACACCGGGCGTGCCCGTGGTAATTGGCAAGCATCCGTCGGTCGCGGGGCGACTGGTGATGTTTCCGTAGATAGTGCAAGATCGGGCGAAGCCAAAGCAATCGCAGATGTCGACCAAACAGTGCGCGTGGCAGTGGGCGATCTTTACTATCTGACAAATAACCTTCCGTATATTGAACGTCTGG